AGTTCAATTAATATTGCCGCAAACGGCACTGCTATAACTCTTAAAAATGATGGCAACTCTAGTTTATTAGGTAATAATATTTTTGGAGCTACTGGTAAAACTAATCAAATTACGGGTACAACTAATACAATTACTGGTACAACTAATATAATTACTGGTACAACTAGAATTGAAGGAGCTGAATTTAGAATTAACCCAACAGGTGCTTCACCAGCTCTTAATAAAGTATTGGTTGCACAAGATACAAACGGTAAAGCTCTTTGGAAAAACCCAACAGAGGTAATGGGAATGTACCCAGTAGGAACTATTGTATTTGTCAATCCAGCAGATATTAGAGATACTTATTTTAGTATTACTAATTATGAATTTCCTTCGCTTTTAGAAAATTCAGACAGTTCTTACCAATTTTTTGGAAGAGGAAAATCTGGTACTAGATGGGGCGGATGGTATCTTTTAATGGGTCAAACTAACGCATGGTATTTAAATTCTACTTTGATTAGCTATGTGCCAACAAATATTCCAGGAAGTTTATTAATTGGAGCATCGGCTCCTGATGACGTAGATTTACCAGGCTCTAATGTATTTGATGACGATTTTAGATCTTCTATGGGTACGAATGGTTATAATCCGCCAGTTGGATATGGTACTTCTTATCAACCTACTATTAGAGGAGGTTATACAGGCGTGGGCTCTCAAGGTGTTGTAGGATCAGGAAGTAGACTTAATCCAGGTGATTTGTTAACACGAATTGAGCCTGGTGTTTTAACTTCAGGAGCTCCTTATGATTATTTAGACCCAACCGCTATCGATGAGGGTGGAGAAGCAATGTTAGATGCTAATACTTATGTATATAATAGTCCGACATTTAATGCATTACCGATGGCTGTTTATTTAGGCAGAACTGATTTAATGTACGATTATAGTGCCGGTGGTGAATTACCAGATTAAAATAAAATTTAAAAATGTTTAAAAAAATAGAAATAAAACCCATTCATTTTGCAGCAGTAATCTTAGTTTTGATTATTCTAATGATGGGACAATGCTCGAGAATTTCAGGCCTAAAGGCTGAAAGAACGGCTCTTGAAACAAAAATCACCAGAGTTGAGAATAACATCTTAGCTTCAAATGATTCTGTGACTTTCTATAAAAATAAACAGGACTATTATATTTCTCAGATCAGTGGATTTGAAAAGACAAAACAAGAATTGTTAGATGACAAGGATCAAGCTTATCAAAAGTATGTTGGTGTTTTGGATCTTAACAAAAAACTTAAAGGAGTTAATAACTTATTACAGACTCAAATTACCGTAAAGGATTCTATTATCAATTCAATGATGATAGTTACTAATAATTCTGATGGTACTTCTACTATTACATTAGCGGACGATAAAGATTTTGGTGATAACAACTGGAGAAGATTTAAAGGTAGTGTTGTCGTAAAAAGACAAGCAGAAGCTTTAACATCCCTAAGTTCTAATTTCTTATACGAACAAAATATTATGTTATACAGTAGTTTAGAAACTATTGATGGCAGAAAAAAAATAAAAATATCCACAAAATATCCTGGCATCAATTTTAATACTATTGAAAATATTAGCGTCATCGAGGACGAGTTAAATAAGGTATCTGAAAATAAGAAGATGAAATTTGGTGTTAGTATGGGAGTTATGTATGGAGCAGCTATTATCGGCAATCAAGTTTACTTGGCACCGATGGTTGGCTTTGGCTTTACAATAACACCTAAATGGTTACAATTTTAAAATAGAATAAAAAAATGGCAAAAGCATCAAGATTTTTTAAGATCGACGACGACATATTGATGGAGGTAATTTACCACGATCAGTCAAATCCATCTGCGTACGCAATTGAAACAGATAACAATGGCAGTGAAATGTATTTTATCGGCACAGACGGTGTTACCGGTGGTCAAAAATTATTGGTTCATGAATTAGGTTCATCGGTTGTAAACTTCGAGGTGACAGAAGATCAAGCTAATAAATTTTTAGTGGTTGAAAATATTACTAATAGAAGTTTAGTACTAGCTCCAGGAAATACTTACCAATTTGATGTATCAGCTTTAACAAATCCTACAAGTTTTGATATTAATGATACTACATTGGGTACCAAAAGCTATAGCGCAGGAATTTTTAGTTATACTCCAACAAAAACAGGAGAATACAAATATACTTACACTGATACCATATCAGCTTTACCAGTTGTTTATAACCAAGGTAAAGTTTCGGTTATGTTAAAAGCCAATCCTTTGTATGCAATACCAAATGAAGACACTGGAAATAATATTAACACTGGACCTGGACAACCAAACAGATACCACGGTGTTGCTGTAAACGAAGAAAGAACTAAATTTGCTTTATTAGATAGCACATGGAATTACATTCAAAATAGTGGTGATTGGGTTGGAGATAGTTATGCAACTATTTTAGCTTCGTTACCATATAACAGTCTTAATACAAATTCAGTCGTTTATGAAACTATCAGATTACATTTAAGATCAGGTTATAATTTTGCTGGTCGTGGTTACGAAGGATTCTTATTTGAGGTTAGAGTACCAAGAATAAGTGGTATCATGAATAACTTTACTCAGATTGTTTATTTGAACTCATCAAATTATGAACTTCAAAATCCTGAGCCTTTTATTTTATCAGAAACGCTTTATTCTAAGTTTATTGAAATTAAAGTGCCTTCATTAAAAGATTTAGATCCTGATTTTGCTGAGCTATTCTTTGGACTTGCAGCTTCTGGAAATGAAGTTGATCCTACTGCACAGTATGACATTAGTTTTAAATTAATTGATACTTATAAAACACAAGGTGGTTTTGATTTTATAGAAACAGCAGAAGAAACTAATTTTGCTTTGGCAATTGAAGATGAGTTTATTGATATTTCAGCTAGTGTTACAGAATCAACAGAAGGAGATTACTTTGAAATGGTAGGTTTATATAATGGATCTGCTGCATCATTCAATAGTTATATTACAAATAGAATTAACACATCGTCAGACGACATAACTGTTTCTCATGATATTACTATATTTGAACAAATTGGTAATTCATTTATAAAGACTTTCCAAACTACGTTTAATCAAACTCAAGATTTTGATGAGCCTATTACATTTAGACCTATCATTAAAAATGCAGCTGGTGCAGTTTCTTTTACAATTGATTATACACTTAGAGTTTACAATGAAACTGATAATACTCAGATTGTAAAAAATTCAAGTTGGAATAGCTTAAACTCTATTAACAAATGGACACCTACTAAATTTGGTAAGAAGTTACAAAACATAGTTCTTAAGAATTCAAATGTTGAAACTAAGGTTTATAATAAATTGCCAATGATGAATATGGCAACAGCTACAGAAAAAGCTATGAACTTAAATCCAATCCAAAGTCAAGTAAAATATGTACAAAACTTTACTGAAAGAGTTAACATAGTAACAAGTAACTCGTCTGTTAATATTAATGCTGGAACTGCTTTAGAAACTTCAGCAACGGCATTTGTTGGAGAAGGACTTGCCGAAATTTCTATTTCACCGGTTGACACTTTCATTAAATTTAAAGTAGCAAAAGAGATTGATGGCGATTTAGAAGCTGTAAACCTTACTAATGCTGAAACACTATATTTGTTATTTGACGATGGTGCTGGTAAACAGGTTAAGTTTGCAAATACACAAGAGTACAAAGCAATTGATTCTTCAATGGGAGAAATCTTATTTAAGGTAGACAAAGGTAACGCTAATATTGTTAGAGGCTTTGTTAATAAACAATTTTTAATCACAATCTACAATGGATCTAATGAGACAATGTTGTATAGTGGAAAATTCAAGAACGCATAATGATTTTAAATTCCAGAAATAATCTATTTGAATTTAAGTTTCCTAGGAAATTTATACCTGAAGAAGTAGCTGCCAAATATAAAAGTTATTTGAACAGAATACCAGGTTCTGTCCTTAGTGAACCTATTGATTATATTAATTATAGTATTCAAGGAATCTCAATGCCAGGAATTGCGTTTGATCCAGTTGAACAAAACTTTAATGATGGTACTACAACATATCACAGAGGTGCTATTCCAATTCAAAATACAATTAACAGAGAGTTTTCTGTTACCATGCAACTTTTAGATGGTTTTATTAACTATTGGATCATGTTAGACACTTTGCTTTATTATTATAGTAAAGATGTTAAAGAGCCTTTTATTCAAGATGTTAGTCTTAATATTCTAGACGCAGAAGGAAATATCTTAGCAACAGCTAAGTTTGAAAAATTGATCTTTAAAGAACTTGGTGAACTTGAATTAAATATGAGTACTAACGTTGCTCAATTTTCTACATTTGATTGCACATTTAATTATAATAAATTCAACCTTAAAATCGAGTTGGATTAATCTGATATATACTATATGAAAACATTTGTTGAACACTTACAAGATACTGTTAATCCCGATATCAAGGCTTTAAATGAAGCCCTACAGGAAGAATGGTCTCCAGAATTAGAAGAAAAAGTTGATGCTGCTATTTCAGAATGGCTAAAGCAATACACCGATGAGTCTGGTAAAATTGATCTTGAAAGATTCAATGAAGAAATTACTAATGAAGGATTTTTAGGAAGTATCTTAGGAGGACTTACAGGATTTGCATTAGGTAAATCAATTGGTAAAGTTATCGCTAATGTATTAGGCATACAATCTGGCGTTTTATTTGATCTTCTAACCTCAAGATTAGTTGGAGCTGCCTTAGGCTCTGCTCTTGGTTCACGCGTAATTTAATGAACATAGTTTCAATTGACTTCTCTATAAATTCCCCAGGAATTTGCATTCACAACACCATTGACCAGAATTACATTTTTGTTTCTTACCTAAAACCCAAAACGGGAACGAAGGCCGAACAAAAGATGCAAGACGACATGTCAATCTTAGAAGGTTGTGTGATGGTTAAACAACCAAACTTTGCAGCTCAAACCGAATTTTCAGAAGGAGAACTTGCAAAGATCTTAAAATACAAGACCATCTCAAAGGATATTATTAATATCATCTTAACTCACACAAGGTGGGAAGATCCATACTTATTTGCTTTTGAAGGCTCTTCTTATGGATCAAGTGCTGGCACAAATAACATTATTGACATGGCAGCCGCAGCAGCTATCCTAAAACTGGAGATTATAAATACCATAGGTCCTAAGGATATTATGACTATTGCCCCTTCAACTATTAAGAAACACGCTGGAAAGGGCAACATGAAGAAAGATGAACTCTGGGGTAAATTCTTAGAAAATTGTTTGAACGATCCAAATCTTGAGTCTCATCCCATTTTTGAGTTTGTTAAAACTTTGGGAGTTTGCAAAAAAGTGCCGAAACCCCTTGATGACTTAATTGACGCTTATTTCCTGAATCACCTAGTTGGGTCTAAATTGGTCCAAACCTAATCTACCTTCTGGCTTAAAGACTTTAATTATATGCTAGTGCTGAAAAACTGTTTCAAAAAAAGTGAAAATAATTTAATATTTTTAAAATAGTTCTTTGGGGCCTCATTTTTTTAGCAGTAGACGGATATATAGAAGGTGATACTTTATGTATAAGCTCCAATCCCGGGTTATCTTTCACTATTTTTGAAACATATCTTAGGGTACACGGTATAAGTATTGTTATCGCACTTAAAGGCATTAACGCAATTAACAATTAAAGAACTAAACAATTTAAAGAATTAAAGACATGGCAGAATTTGACATCTTCAATCTTGGGGTCGACGCAGTTGACACCCACGCAGTACAAACAACTTCTAACTCAGAAGTGTACAAACCTACCGCAGATGACGGTAAAGACGGAACCTACAAAGCACTTATCCGCTTCGTACCCAATCCAAAAAACCCACGTAACTCACTAGTTAAAAAGTATGTACATTGGTTGACTGACGCTTCAGGCGAAGGTAAACTAGTTGACTCACCTACTTCTATTGGTGAAAAGTGTCCAATTGCAGATGCATTCTGGAAACTACGTAAATCAGACTCAGCTGTAGATCGTAAGATCTCTGAGAAATTAAAAAGACGTGAACAGTATTACGCTCTTATCAAAATCATTAAAGATCCACAAAATCCTGATTTCGAAGGAACATATAAGATCTTTAAATTTGGTTACAAAATCAAAGAAAAGATTGACGCAGAATTGAAACCAGACTTTGGTGAACCAACTCAAATCTTTGACCTTTTTGAAGGCAAAAACTTCGAGTTAATCATCACTCGTCAAGGTGAATTCAATAACTACGACAAATCAAAATTCTCATCAGCCCGCTCACCAATCACAATTGATGGTAAAGCAGCAGAACGCAATGCAGAATTTATGGCTTCTATCAAAGAAGAAATCACATCAGCACCAGATTTAACAGCTTACGAATACCAAGTATGGGATGACCAAACTAGAGATTTCGTTAACGCAACATTACGTCAATATTTGACACCAGGTGGATCAGCAATGGACGAGCTAACAAGCTCAGCTCCAAAGAAAAAAGCTGCACCAAGCAAAGCTGCTGCAACAGCAAGTGAGGATTTCGATTTAGAAATGACTACTTCTGCACCATCAGCAACTGCAACTGTTAACTCAAGTGATGCTGACGATTTAGATTCATTCTTGAACGACTTAGACATTTAACAATGGCTAATATCAGTGATGATTTAAAAGATAAAATCCGTCAACTGGTTAAAGAAGTCGTTGTTCAAGAACATACAAACTCACAGAAACAAATGATTAAGGAAATGCCAGGGCGATTAGCTCTGGCATGCCCTTTTTGTGGTGATTCAACTAAAGATGGCTTAAAGAAACGTGGCAATCTTTTTTGGGACACCTTGCAATATCACTGCTATAATTGTGGAGAACACAGTGATGTACATGCATTCTTAAAACATTTTGGCTTTAGACTAAGTTCATCGGAAGATTCATTGACAGTAATTGATATTGTCAAAGAAAATCGCATGTCAGTTGCCAGAACAGAATCACTTCAACATGCTGTCCTTTTACAAGCAGCAGAATTAGCAATTCCAATTCAAGACTTTAAAAAATTAACAGGAGCAGTAAGCATTGAGCCTGGAGATTTTGCGTGGTTTTATTTAAAAGGACGTATGTTGCACTATATGTGTGATGACTTTCTTTATCAACCCAAGAATAAAAAACTCTTGATCTTAAATCGAGTTCCTGGTAAAAATGCCATTTTAGGCTATCAAGCTCGTGGTATTGGATCTTATAAAAGCAAGTACTTGACATTTGAATTAAGTAAAATGTATGAAGACTTTGGCTTAGAATTCCCGGAAATGATACCTGAAAACAAAGAAACCTTAAATAGGATCTCAACCCTATTTGGTATTATGAGCATTGACTTTGGTCGATCGTTTACTTTGTTTGAAGGACCAATTGATGCCAAGTTTATGAAGAACACTATAGGACTTGCAACTGTCGGCAGAAATACTGATGAGTTTGATGAGATTCAAACAGTTAGATACTTCATGGACAATGACGAAGCTGGTAAAAAGAAGATGATTGAAAAGCTTAAGAAGGGCAAATCAGTGTTTTTATGGTCTAAATTTCTTTCTGATGCAAATATAGATACATATATAAAGGATCTAAATGATCTGGTAAAGTATTGTGCTGAAACAAAGAATAAACACTTAAATAAGATTAATGACTATTTTAGTAACTCTAGTTTCGATATGTACCATATATGAAAAAAACATTTGAAGAAGACATGCTCGACTCACTCGAGGAATTTAACAATGATAAACAAAGACACAGCAAGAATTTTAGATTGCTAATAGGCTTCGACGTGCCTCAGTACAATTATTCTAGTCCAACGTTTAACATACCTCAAAAGCCTAAGAACCCTAAGAAAAGAATCGCCGATAAATATACAAAGCCTGGTAAGAACTCACTTTTTTAAAACAATATAGATGTCAAATAAAATAATAGAGCTTGATGAAAAATTAGCTACTGAGAGAGGAAGTTGGACCGAAAAGATAACTGAATTAGCTAAAAGAATCAAGTACATAAACGGTTTAGAGGACTTAATAGCAGAAATGCTTAGTCACCGTCAAGTCTTAGTCGATCGTTCAACTCAAATGAACAT